GGTTCCACGTCACGGCGTAGCGTGAGGCGTCGACGAAGTGATTGAAGGCATCCACGGGTTCGTTCAGTTGGCGTCCGTTCTTGTCCTCCTTGTACTTGTAATTCCGGAGTTCTTTGATGCCGTTGATACTCCGCTCGGTGATAAAGAGCGGACGTGAGCGCAGGAAGTCGATGCCGCTACGCACCGAGTCCGGGCCTTTACGTGCCGGGTGGATATTGAACCCGTGCCCGTGTATTTCGTCGATTGACTTCGGCTCTGCGGAGTCGGCCACAATCATGGCCTTGCCTACCTCTGCGTCTCGTAGCGTCTGGGCGATTGCCGCATTGGTGAGTCCCGTGGCGTAGCATACCTCGTCCAAACAAAAGCCGTGGCCGTCGGTGTACACCTTGACGATGGCGGTGGGGTCGTTGGTGTATCCAAAGTCCAAACCAATCGACAGGAGCTTCCACCCGTCCGGGACTTGAACTACCTGCTTCCAATGGGTGAGGATAGTAGCCCGCGACACTCCGCGCTCCCCCAAGCCGTACACCCTCCAGTAGTCGGGGTCTGCTTCTTGGAGGCGCTCAATCTCTGCGACGGTGCTCTTGGGCAGGAAGGGGTTGTCCTTGTACGTGGTTTGGAAGAACTCGTGGTCGTCCCGTGTGAGTACGTGGTCGTATATCCAATGGAACTCGTCGGAGGGGTTGTAGTCGATGATGGCCCTGCCCGTAGTTCGGAGCATGAGCTGTCTCCAATCTTCGAGGGTGAGCTCGTTGGCCTCGTTTACGAAAAGGATGTCGCGCTTGCGTCCTCTGACCTTTTGGGGCTGGTCGACGGAGATGAACTCCACGAGATTACCAAAGAGGATGTACGTGGCTTCGGACTTGTTGTGGAGCTCTACGTTGTAGATGTCCTCCCGTTCGAGTATCTCGAAGAAGTCCCGCATCACCGAGGCACGGATCGCGGGAAAGGTCTTCCGGGCGATGGTGATAACCGCCCCGGAGTTCTCGTTGCGGTGGCACAGCTCGATGAGGGCCGTGAGGATAGAGTATGTCTTGCCGCTCCGCGTCCCGCCTTGGTGGACTTGGACTTTGGCGGGGCAGTTCTTGACGTGGTAGTATGTGGCGGGTTGCCTCACCTGCCGTCAAAGATTGCAAGCATGCTCCCCTTCATTGCTGGGCCTTGTCTCCATTCGCCTTCGTTGTTATATCCCCCAAATTTCAAACGCCCCCGAACAAACTCTATAGCCGTGGCGTTCGGTTGGATCCAATCGTGAAAAAGGGCTGTATCTGTGGAGGCAGGAATGAGGAACACGCAGAGCTTACCCTTTCGGCTTTCTTCAATTCCCTTCATCACAAAGTTCTTGAGGTGTGGGCGTGAGTATGGAGGGTTCACGAAGTTGCGTTGTCCCCACTCTATTTCCAATCCGTCCCAGCTCATGTCATGCTGAAACGGGCACGGGTCAAAGTCAAAGTCGAACCGCTCGTTGAGCTTGTTGTAAAAGTCAGACGGGGTTTTCCAGTCGTCCGGCTGGCTGGGCTTGTTTGCTTTCATAAGGTGGTAATATGTGGCGGGTTGCCTCAAAACATTCGGAGTTGTCTCTTATGCTTGTCTAATCGTTCACACGCCGCGTTGTAGTAGTCCTCGTCCAGCTCACACCCCACAAGGTTAAAGCCGAGGTTGTGGCAAGCGATGGCGATGGAACCGCTACCGAGGTGAGTATCTAGGATGCGGTCGCCCTCTTTGGCGTAGTTCATGAGGAGCCACTCGTACAGCTTGACGGGTTTTTGTGTGGGGTGGATGCGTTCTTCCTTGTTTTTCATGTCGCCTTGTAGCATACCCGCCCATCTAAAACGAAAAACACGAACGGCAGTTTTGAAACTTGTGTACGCTAGTTCTGCATCTGCGAAGTCGCTCTCCCCGTTTAGCTTGTCCCAAACAATCCACGCGCTACTATTTCGCGCTCGGTAGTGGTTCGCGCCCCACATTATTTGGTTCTTGCTCACTCTCTCAAGCTCCCGAAAATACTTCTCATTGGGTGCACTCTTGTCGTCTCCTGCAAACGACTTGTAATTTTTAGCCTTGGCAAGTTTGCTTCGTGTGTGGTTTGTTGCTCCGCTTTCACCTATACCATATGGCGGGTCTACGATAGCAAGCTCAAAGGCGTTGTCCTCGCAGGTGGCGAGGTACTCCATGCAATTTACGTGCCGGAGGTCAATCATGACACCGAGGAGTCGTCAGACACAAACCACGAGAGCGGCTTCTTCTCGGCCACCTCAATCTCTTGTCTTTCGACGTAGCCCCTGCCCTTGCCTTTGGTCTTCATATAGAAGATGGTGGCCGCCGGGTTGCCTTGTGAGATGAGTTTGTGAAGGTGGTGTTCTGCAAAGTCCAAGACGACTTCGGGCAGGTTGTCACACGCTGCCTTATACGCTGGGTCTTCCTTGAGCCAGTTGTAGTGAGTCTGCCTTGAGATGCCGCACGACTCACATGCGAGCTTCACGATGCCCAACGCCTTCGTGAGGGCCTCGACCATGTTTGCCTTTTTTGGTTCCAGAGTGTCCAACTCTGTCAAGGAATCATCTTCTCGCAGTGCTTGCATTGCTTGGGTTCTTTTGATTGTTCGGTGGGTTCAGATTCAAAGGGGATGTCGAGGCCCCACTCTTGGAGCTCTTCGGGGTCTTCTTCGTTGGCGAGTATATCCCAGTCCCATTCCCCGGCGGAGATGTTGTCCTTAATCATGACCCTCTTTTGCTTCTTCTCGTCCCAGTCAACGACCACGCAGGGCACCTCTTCCCATCCAAGTTGGACGCAGGCTCTCCAGCGTTGGTTGCCTGCGATTACTTCCATCTTTTGGTTTACGATGAGGGGGCGGGCTTCCATGAGCTCCGGGTCTTCGGTGATGGAGGCTTTGAGTTTCTCCATCTTGTCGAACCTGATTATCCGAGGGTTATTCGGACTCGTCTTCAGTTTGCTGGTCGCGATACGCGTCGGCTGTGTTGAGGACATTGCGGAGGGTTTCTCGTATGTGGTAATCGGACACGGCGAGGTTCAGGAGTATCTCCCAAGATTCAAGGCTTTGGTAGTAGACCCCGAAGGAGGCCGTGTCGTCGCTTCCTTTCTTCATGGTGAAGACGAGGAAGTCGTCGCTTTCGTTTAGTAGCCTCTTGACTTTGCGTAGGGTCATGCGTTCATGAATTCGTAGTATTTGGCGCGGAAGGGTTTGTCGTAGTCGAGGAGGTGCTCGGCTTGCTTGACGGAGTAGAGGCAGGTGGCGTGATCGCGCCCACCCAGAAACTTTCCGATGCCGTTAAGAGTCCAGCCTTGGTCACGAAGATACTTTGTAATGATTTGACGGCACTCTACCATGTCGCGTGCGCGGTTGCGTGCTACAAGTTCCTCCCACTCGTAGCCCCAGCGGTACGCTGCACGGTGGCACTTCCTTATGGCTGCTTCGCGTCCGTAGGTGCGGGGCATATCAATCGCCCCCACCATGAGCCAGTAACTTTGGGTCACTTTTCCTTCCATTGTCTTGCGCATACTGCCACACGTTGGCGGTCGTTGGGGTATTCTTTCTCCATCTGTTTGTCGCCCATGCAGCGGCTCATGAATTCCGCGAGGCTTTCCTCGGGGGTCGGTTTAGGTATCGGCATTTTTTACAAGGGTTTGAAGTTCATTTAAGAGTTTGCGGTTGCAGGAAGAACACGACGACGCCTTCTTGCCTGCTCCGAGGTATTTGGTAGCGAGCTCGGTAAGCTCTCCCGTAGTGCGGTATCTGTTGTCTCGTTCAAGAAACTCCTTGATCTGTGCTACGTCGTCGCTGGTGACGGTGGCTTCCCACTTGCCCAAAGGACACGAGGCGGTCTTCAGTTTGGTTTTGGCGGGCATATAGCATCCGCAGAGAGGGGAGTCGGTGAAGGCTTCCGTTACGAGAGGCCCGCACGACTTGGTGGCGGCGACGTAATGCTCGCAGGCTTGGCAGGTGCCCAGCCTTTCAGCTCTTAGATGTGCGTTGACGAATAACACGACGGAGTTGTTTTTTGCTTTGTGAGATGCTTTCGTACAAAACGGAGACGTTGATACCTGACTCCCGCGAGAGCTCGGCCATACTCCACCCGTCAAGGTATAGAGAAAGAACCGTTCTGTCAAACCATGCGAGGTGATTTGTAAGGATGAGGGCTTCCTCCTTTTTGATGGCGTCGGAGAGGTCGTAGTCGCTGACGAGGTTTTGTGGGGTGGCGTCTTCTATCCTGTACAGGCGGCGAAAGGCTCCCACCGAGGCGTGAAACATAGAGCGGTGAAAGTACCC